GATCCGCATTGACGATGCGAGCAAGGTGTTCGTGCGGGTGGTCGTGAACAACCAAGGCGTGGTGTACCGGGTCTTTGCATAGGAACTATCGTGGCCGTTTTTACGAGCATTCAAACCGGCAGTTGGCACACTGCGACCACCTGGGATCAGGGAGCGATTCCCAATCTCAGCGTGGACGATGTTGTCATCTCCGCTGGCCACACCGTCACCTTCGGAGCCGGCCAATATGCGTCGCTCGCGCCGGGTCGCTTCATCCTGGTGGTTGGCGGCGGCACGCTCAGGGTCCTGGGCGCACTCGACGCCTACAACAGCTCGGTCATCGTGCTCGGCACGCTGACCACCGAAGGCGACTACCTCTATATCTGGGGAAGCGCGGAGTTGACCGTTTACCCTGGCGGCACGCTTTCGATCGTCAGTGGGTTCTACCTGGCCTCCAGCGCGACGGCGATCATCCAGGGGCAGATGACCGTCCAGACGAGCGGCTTGGCAGACATCTTCGACTACGCCGCGCTGACCCTGGATGTCGGCGGAACCATTCAGACGTACGGCTACTGCTACATCGAATGGAACGGCCAAGGCGTCGTCCGTGACGACTTCAGCATCGAAACCGGCGGTACGGTAAGCCTGTTCGACTATCCGGTGGTCACCATTGAGATCGGCGGCGCCGTGTTCGTCTACGGAACGATCTCCGTCGCATGGAACTCCCGCTGCGAGCTGTTCGGCTATCTCGGCGTCGCCAGCACTGGCCTGCTCTCCGTCAGCAGTACCGGCCTAATCAACGTGTACAAGGACATTCGCGTCGGTGGACGGCTCACCGGCGGCGGCAAGGTCGTGATGCTGCGCCGCGAGGGCCGGATTCTCGATTTCAACGAAAACCCCGTGTTCGTGCTGGACCGGGCCTACGGGTTCAGCAGGGCGCTGGTTGCGTGAGGTGAAGCATGCCCCCTTTCGACCCAAACATCCCGCAGGAAGTGCAGGACCGACTGAACCGTACCCCGGCGCAGCGGAAGGCTGAGCTCGATGCGCTTCGCCAGCAACGGTTGGACGCGATGACGCCCGAAGAGCGGCAGGCCGCCCAGGCGCATATCGATCGTGTCAACGCCGTGCCCGACGACAAGCGACCGGCATTCGTGCAGGGCGCGCGCCTGGCGGTGACGGCCAAAACGATCAAGGCACGCGTCGACGGTGGCATGGACCTGCGCGACGTGCTCGACCAACTCAATGCCGAGGAGACGGCCGCGGTGGACTGGCTCGTCAGCGCGGTTACCGCGGCAAGGGGGACGTAATGGCGCTGATCTCGGATATCGCGGACGCGGTCGTCGCGGCCCTGAACGGCCGGACTTTCAGCCAGCCGGTCACGGCGGAGCGGGCGTATCGAGCGGCGTTCGACCTTCAGGAGATGAAGGACCTGCATGTCACGGTCGTGCCCAAGGGCGTGGAACTGACTACCGCAGGCCGGGGCCTGGCGCAGAGCGACATGCAGATCGACATCGGCGTGCAGAAGAAGCTGGCCACCGGCGATGACGCGGAGATCGACGAGTTGATGGGGCTGGTGCAGGAGATCGCTGAGTTCATCCGCGCGATGAGGCAGTTCGGCGATGCGGGCTGGGTCAAGACCGAGAACACGCCTATCTACTCGCAGGAGCATTTGGGCGAGCTGCGGCAGTTCACCAGCGTGCTGACGCTGACCTTACGGGTGATGACTTCATGATCCGCATGGTGACCAAGCAGATGTTCTTCGATCGTAAGGCGGTGACCAGCCGGGTGGACCGGACGACGCGCAAAGTCCTGTCGAAGTTCGGGGCTTTTGTGCGGACTGGTGCTCGGCACAGCATTCGCAAGCGCAAGGCGATCAGCGCCCCAGGCGACCCGCCGAGCTCGCACACCGGGCTGCTGCGCAGGTTCATCTTCTTCGGCTATGACCGTGATCGACGGAGCGTGGTCATCGGCCCGCAGCGGTTGAACCAGAAGGTGGGAGACGCGCCGCACGCCCTCGAATACGGCGGCACCTCCAGTGTGGTCGAGGGACTGCGGAGCAGGCGGAAAAAACGCCGCATCAAGATTGCAGCTCGCCCCTTCATGGGACCAGCGTTCGAGCGCGAGAAGCCGAAGCTTCCGGCGATGTGGGCTGGGAGCGTCAAGGCATAGGAGGCTGTCGATATGGCGACTTTCATTCTGGGCATGAATGCCAAGATTTATCAGGGCGCTGCGGGCGCAGCCCTCGGCGCATTGACCGAGATGGGCAACGTCCGTGACGTGACGCTGACCCTCGAAGCGGGCGAGGCGGACATCACCACGCGGGCCAACTCCGGCTGGCGGGCCACCGCGCCGACGCTGCGCGAGTGCACCGCGGAGTTTGAGATGGTCTGGAAGCCCGGCGACGCGGGGTTCGATGCGGTCAAGAACGCGTTCCTCACCAGTGCGACGCTCGAGCTCGCCATCCTCGACCAGGACAAGGCGACGACCGGGGCGCAGGGTCCGAAGGGATCGTTCTCGATCACGTCGTTCTCGCGCAACGAGGCGCTCGAGGAGGCCATCACCGTGTCGGTGACGGCCAAGCTCGCGGAATTCGACGAATGGGTAGTCGTGTAAGGCAACGCCACAAGCGGAGCGAGCAACATGAAGACGTTTACTGATACGACCGGGCGCACATGGACCATCGCCCTGACCATCGACGCGGCCAAGCGGGTCAAGGGTCTGCTGGACGTGAACCTTCTGGAGTTGGAGTCGGGCGACCCGCCGCTGCTGACAAGGCTTGGCACCGACGTGATCCTGCTCTGTGACGTGATCTTCGCCCTGGTCAAGCCGCAGGCCGACGCCGCCGGCGTCACCGACGAGCAATTCGGCGCAGCGCTCGGCGGCGAGGCGATCCTGACGGCGCAAACGGCGCTGTACGAGGAACTCGTCCATTTTTTCCGGGGCCTGGGCCGAAGCGACCTGGCCAAAGCCGTCGAGGCCCAGCGGCGGATGATCGGCCTGGCGGTCGCGCGGATCGAGACGACCCTTGGCGACTCGTCTACGAGCTGGCCGGCGTCTGCGGCGTCAACCCCGGCCCCCTGACGCTGCGCGAATTGCTCTTTATGGCAGAGGCTCGCGGGCGAGAGAGTTGGGCGCACACGTCGGCTATTCTCGCATTGATCGCCAACGTCAACCGCGACCCGAAGAAGACCCGGCCCTTCAAACCCAGCGACTTCGACCCGTACTCGGCGAAGGACCGGCGCGACGCGGCCATTGAAGTTAAGGACATGGACGTACTGAAAAACGCATTCCTGCGCGGCACGGTGCCGACGCAGATTGAGACCAAGGAGGTGCAATCGTGATGTCATGGACGAAGGTTTTGGCGGGTTTGCTTTCCATCATCGGTGGATGCGTCACGGGGTGCGCGACGCTGAACCCCAAGCCGCCCATCGAGGAGTTCGCCAACAAGCTGGCCGAGCAGGCGATCATCCCTGCCGTCAAGCAGGGGCTTTCACAGGGCGTCGAGCAACTGACGATCCAGGCCGGTGCGCAGGGCATCAATCCCACCTACGTCGTGAACTTCGCCGGCAAGTGGGTGGTGGGCATCGAGGGCCGGGCGAGTGTCGGCGTCGAGGGGATCGCCGGCCAGTTGCAGGTCTCCAGCAGCGGCGGTGAGGAAACGGAATCGAGCCCGCACACGAAAGACGCCGGGGCCAATCAATAAGGAAAGGAGTCCGCGATGAACTGGGATGCGATTCTCACTGGTCTGTGGCAAGTCGTGAACTCGGTGCCGGCCATCATGACGATGGCCGCACTGCTGGGCTGGCTGCTCACGAAACTGTACGCCATCCGCCCGGCGTGGGAGGCCTATGAGGGCACGATCATCTCGGCCATCAAACACGCCGAAAAGGCCGTCCCCGACGACTCACCGAACAAGGCGGTCGCGCGGCTCGACGAGGCCCTGCGGTATGTGCTGAAGGTGTACGCCGAGACCAACCGCGGCCAACCGCCGTCCGATGTGGTAGTACGCGATCTGCGCGAGGGCATTCAGGTCACGCATGATCGCCTGGAGTCGAGGGGTACGCTGTGAAGACGTGGCTCGCCGCCATCATCGCTGGCATCGTTCAGGCGCTCGTGACCATCCTGACGAAGCGGTCGCGGCCGACTGCCGAGGACGGCGCGGAACAAGCGGAGCTGCGCAATCGCCTGCGCCGTGAAGTGCATCGTAAATGGTCGGGTAAGAAGCTGCCGGTGATCGCCTTCCTCGTTGTGGTACTGGCACTGCCGGGCTGCGCGACGCGGACGCTCTACGTCGCCAGCGGCGAGCCGGTGCGCTTGCGCGAGACCGTGCGCAGCGCGAAGGTCTGGGTGCTGGACGAAAACGGCGAGCCCACGGCGGGCGTGATGGACCTGCCGGAGGGTTGGTATTGCCTGCCTGTCACTCCGGAGGGTGAGGACTGACGCATGCCCCAGGCGGGAGCCATTCGAGCCGGTCGCGCGTTCGTCGAGCTGTTCGCAGACGACAGCAAGCTCGTGCGCGGGCTGAAGCGCGCCCAGGCCAAGCTGAAGGCTTTCGGCGAGGGCGTCCGCAACCTGGGCCTCAAGCTCGCCGGTCTCGGCTCCGCAATCGTCGCGCCGCTGATCGCCTCGACGAAGGTCTTTGCCAAGATGGGCGACGCCCTGGCCAAGATGTCGGCGCGGACCGGGTTCTCAGTCGAAACGCTTTCCGAGCTTGGCTTCGCCGCCGAACTGTCCGGCACCAGCATGGAGGTGCTGGAAAACGGCATCCGCAAGATGCAGCGGACCATCGTAGATGCCGCGAGCGGTATGCAGAGCGCGCAGGACGCGCTATCGTTGCTCGGCCTGACCGTCGCCGACCTCGATCAGCTCTCGCCCGAGGAGCAGTTCAAGCTCATCGCCGACCGGTTGGCGGCCATCGAAGACCCCACGATCCGGGCCGCCGCCGCGATGCAACTTTTCGGGCGAAGCGGCACGCAGCTTCTGCCCATGCTGGCCGGCGGCGCGGCGGGAATCGAGGAACTCCAGGAACAGGCCCGCAATCTGGGCCTGACCATCTCGACTGAAGACGCCAAGGCCGCCGAGCGCTTCACCGACACGCTCTCCATTATGTGGCGCGTTCTCAAGCAGAACGTGTTCGTGGTCGGCTCGGCACTGGTTCCGGCGCTCACCAGGGCGGCCAAGTGGCTGACGAAGATCGCCGTGGTTGCGGCGGATTGGATCAAGCAGAACAGGGAGCTGATCGTCACCATCTTCAAGGTGGCTGTCGCTACCGTCGCCGCGGGCGCGGCGCTGGTGGCGCTGGGGGTTGCAATCACGGGCGTGGCCAAGGCGATGGGCGTGCTGGCCGCCGTCATCACCGGTGTCGGCGTGGCGCTGAAACTGCTCGGTGCGGTGCTGGCCTTCCTCGTCTCGCCCATCGGCCTGGTCATCACCGCCGTCGTGGCTCTTGGCGTCACCATTCTCCACGTCACCGGCGCGGGGGCGAAGGCGCTGGGCTGGCTGGGCGAGAAGTTCAACGTGCTCAAAGACGATGCGATTTCCTCCTATCAGGGCATCGCCGATGCCCTGGCCGCCGGGGACATCGCCCTGGCGGCGAAGATTT